CATCGGGTGTGCTACCAATGGCGCATTGGTGGTTCGAAAACATGTTTGTCTACGCCTCCATGTCTGGCCTCCCCGCCAGATTCGCCCCCCGCCTTGGGGGTTCGGAAACCTGAAAAGATGAAGCCGCCGACTGGGAAGATCGGAGGCTTCTGCAGGTCATCCGTTGCCCTCGTTTTCGTTGCTGTCCACGTTCGGTATTCCGCCCGGCCCGGTAGGCCCTGGCGACGGGCCGGTGTGCGGCATTCCCGGCCGGTCGGCAGGCCATGACGGCGCCGGCCCGCTGGCCAGCGCATCGCCATCTGGAGTCGCGGGCAGCCCAAGCACCGCGCGCGCATCGTTCGCGCTGATGATCCCCGATTGCTTCAGGGACGACTGCGCCGCGGCGACCGTGCTGTACGAACCGCGCATCAGGCCGCTCATGTCGATGCGCAGATGCACGCCGGCGGGCAGCACGGCATTGTCAAATTCCGCCTCGATCAGCCCTACCAGAGGCGAAAGGCACTGGCTCGCGAATGCCACGGTGTACGGCTGCAAATCCTGCGGCAGCCTTTGCCCGATTTGGAGCAACGGTTCCGGGATGCAGAACAGGCGGCAAATGTCGGACACGTTGAACACCCGGCTTTGCAGAAATTCCATGTCCACACTGTTCATGGACAGGGCTTCAAACTTCCAGCCGCCCTCAAGCAGCGGGATCTTCCCGGCATTGATCGCGCCGGTATATTTCTCGACAAAGGCCGTCCCGTACCGCTCGCGTTGCGTGTCATTCAGATACGTCGGCACCGAGAGATAGCCGGACGGCCGCACGCCGTTTTTCCAGTTGGCCTGCGCGAGCGTCTGGATTTCGCGGCCCTCGTGCACGGGGCCGGCGGCACGGCTCAGCACGCTGCGGCCGATCAGCCCGTGATCGGACCTGGCGCGCACATGGCAGACCTCGGTATCCAAAAGCCGTGACGGCAGGCCCAACAGTTGGACCTCGGGAAAATTCGCCGCGACCATCTCATAGGCCAGCCGCCTTTCCGCGCCGACCTCGATCACGACAGGCCGCAGCCATTGCCACGGGGCGGGCACCAGACCGGACGGGGCGCCGCGGCCGTCCGTGGCAATCATGGCGACGCTGTTGCCGTGCAAAAGTATTTCCGCCGCCGACCAGGCCGCGAACGCGGGCCACGACTGCCATGGGTTCGGCCGTTGCAGGACGCGCCAGCCGGGCGTGCTTGCCGGCGCCGGCTCGCGGCCGCTGTCGCCGTCGATCACCAGCGAGGCGGGCAAGGTGCCGATCGCCGAGCTGGCCAGCTCGACACATGCCAGGACGGCGCCGACCGTCTCGGCAAGCCGCGGCTCGATTGCGTTCCGCCGGCCAGGCGAACCGTCCAGCCCGGCCGGGAAGCCGTCGCCGACAGACCAGCCAAAGGCGCCGCTGCCGCCGCCGCGCAGCTCCGCCGCCAGCCTCCTGCGCTTCGCCTTGGCGCCCATCTACAGCACCGCCAGCAGCCGCAGGCGGGCGCCCTGATCGCCGCGGCACCTGGCGGAGACCGTGGCGCCCTCGTACGCGGGGAAGGCGGAGACGATCGAGACCTCGAACAGCCGCACCGCGCGCAGCTCGCGCCGGTCCCGGTTTGCGCTCCATGTTTCGTCAACCGGCATGAAGGCAAAGCTGGCGCCGCCCAAATCGCCACGCTCCGCCATCGCCAGCGTGTCCCGGCCGAGCTGGGTATCCGGCACGTCCACCGAGAACGCCAGCCCGCGCTGATCCTCGGACAGCTTCAGCGTGCCCGACCTGGTGCGCCCCAGTAGCCGCGCCGGATCATGGTCCGCCAGCGCCAGCACGTCCGCACCCGATCGCAGGGACGCGGCGAACGCACCCGGCCGGATGATCTCGACAAACCGGCCTATGCGCGTCTCCGCGTTGAACACGCTGGCGTAGCCTTCAAGTTTCCGGCCCGCCGCGCGCAACTCGACTGCCGCGCGCGTCTCCACGCCATCGGGATACCGCCGGGGCGAAGTCATCAGGTCAGGCCCGCGATTCTCGCCAGCGCGGCGGGATGCGCAAGCGCCACGTCCGCGCGAAGCCACAGCACGAAACCGATCTGCCCGTTGGCCGCCAGCAGCTCGTGCAGCACAGTCACCTGAAGCTGGGTGCGGATGCCGACGAACACTTCGCTGAAGTCGCCAAGCAGGATCGAGGATGCGGCGGAGCTGGTGCCCTGCGTCTCGGCAACCGACATCGCCGTTGTCGGCAAAATCGGAATGTCCTGCAGGCGTGGCGGCACGCGCAGCGGCTGGCCCAGGCTATCGACCCAACCGTTGATTTCGCGCGCCGTTCTCGGATGCAGGATCAGCGCCGAAACCGTGTTGACGTTCGCCGTCTCGAGTTCCGCCACGGCATCGAGAACAGGTTGCCAGTTGCCCAGCGGGGCGCCGGCCGCGGGAGAGGGAACGATGTTCTGAATGCCGTTTGTGTTCGCGATGCCGAGCGGGACAGGCGGCACGCCGCTGCCGGACAGAATGGCACCGTCCAAGGCCAGCGCAGCACTTTTCGCGAAGGCGACTTCAAGTTGCTGGTCGATGTTCTGCGCATCCTCGAGCAGCTCGCGCGAGATCGGCACCAGCAGCGCCCACGACTTCGCCGTCAGGGTCAGATCATCGAAGACGGGTTGGCTTTGCGTGATGGGCGAGTTCTCAACCCGCCAGCCCCCAATTGGATCGACCATCTGGCGGGCAAACCGCAGGGTCTGCGATGCCATCGGAATCGTGCGCGCGCCGGCCTGGAAAGCCCTGGTCGCCGGCCGTAACAGGTCGATCACTTGCAGCGACAGAGGCGTCGGCAGGAACGCGCCACCAGTTCCAATACTCGCTTCGCCCAGCGCGCGCCGTTCCATATCGGTTCTTGGGCCATACTTCAGCGCCCGCAGGAAGCCGCCAAGCCCGATGCGCTGTTCCGGGCTCTCGGGCGCGATGAAATCGCACAGCCGGTGCCGGGTTTCGAGGATCGGGACCGCGCTCCCATCGGCGGCCCGCCACACCTGGCCGTCGAAGTCTTGCGGAGCGTACGCGGTCCTGTCGCACATGCGGACTTCGCGCCTGGCTGTGCCGCCACCGCTCCCGTCCAGCGGCTTGCCGTCCGCCCGGCGGCACAGCTCGTCCGCAAGCGCCTGGCGCCGCTCGGCATCGTTCAAGCGCGTGGCCTCAGCTTCGAGGCCATCGGCGCGGCTGCGCTGTTCATCTGGCATGTCTCCAAGCGGATACTGTTCGAGCATGCCGCTCAGCTCGGTTCGGATTTCGTCCCGCCGCTGCAAAATCTGCCGCAAAGACATTGGACTCTTCTTTCCTAGTTGGGCCGGGCGGTGGAGCAAACCGTCAAACCGTCGCGAGCCGCTCGGCTAACTCGCGCAGGGCGGTGTCGGCTGGAATTGCAAGGAACGGCTGTTTCACCCGCCCGAACCGAGCATCAGAGTCTCGCCAGCAATAGCCGTCGCCGACCACGACCATCAGCCGCCCGCCGTCAATCCGCGCCTCGGTCGCCGCCTTGACCGCGATCGACTGCGCAACCTGCGGCTCGCACATGTGCAGCTTCAGGAACAGCACGCAGGCAACCACGTTGCGCAGTCCGATGCGGCCTGGCGGGGCGTCCGGTCCGAGCATGAAGCCGAGTTGTCCGGGTGTCAGGCTCAACGCCTGGCACACTTCCGCCTCGGAATAGTCGGGCTCAATCATCGCCGCTAGCTCCCTTCGATAGCTTGTCCCGCAGGTCCAAGGCCGCGTTGATGGTGTCGTGCAACAGCGCCGTCGCCGGGATGATGCTGAAGACGCGCCGCGTCGGCTGGTATCTGGAGCGCTTGCCGGGTGGAGGCGGATAGGCCGCGGCAGCGTTCTTCACGTCATGGATCATACAGAACAGCTTGCCGTCCCGATCCCAGTACAGCGCGACATTCACGTTCGGCTTGATGCCGTCGCGATGGGCCGCCGCATCGGCTTTGATCGCCGCCGCAACCGCGACTTCAGCAGCCGAGGCAGCGTCCGCCAGCTCGCAGGCCCGCGTTCTCACGGCAAGGTCGAACACGATCGACACCTTCATCGTGTCGTAAACCGAGAACATCCACCGCGATGTCTTGGCGCCGGGCAGCCACACTTTGTCGGAGAGAACGATGACGGAGCGCTCTATCCAGTTGTACAGTGACTTTTCCGGCACGCCTGCCAGAAAGGCAGCGTCGCTCAGGGTGAATTGACGTTCCGCGCAGTCAATCGGAATGTCGTCGCCGGGATTGTCGTCTAATTTCCCCATGGAAGGGAGCGTGAGGCTTAGGAGACGCGAAAGGCAAGCGAAGATAAATCGCGCCTGTTCACATCTTGAATATCGGAAATGCGCGAAAAATTTTCAGTTGGCGGTTGAAAGAAAGGGAGGCTTCCGCCTCCCCGTCGTCCTTCAGATATTCGCCTCGATGCAGAAGTCATCCTCATCCGCCAGCAGCCGGACGAACATGCCCGATGGAGCTGCCTTCACCGCCTCCCGCCACATCGCCCGAGCGCCCTCCAAGTCGCTGCCCGCGCTCTCTATAACCGCGCCACCAACCGGCGGATGCTTTGACCAAGCTATGAAGGTCTGTGAGGTGACGATACTGTAGGTCATTGTCGCGTCCTTTGTCTCTGTCCGGGCGTTTCTTTCTTCCCGGTGACGCTTGCTTAGACGCGACTTGAACAGCCGTCAATGTATTTTCTGCGTTACTTGCGTTTATTGTTTCAGCCCGCTGGCGCTGCGTGCGCGCCGGCCGAACACCTGGCTACCGGCCGGTAGCCGCCGTCACACAGAGGGCGCCGGTGCCCGCGCCCTGGGAGGCCCCGGTCAGCCGGGCTTTCCCCGCTTGCCCCGCCCGTGCCCGCCTGAGCCGCGCTGATGGCAGTACCGCACCTGGGCCGCGGGGATTGGGCAGTGAGGCCGGCCGGCAGGCCCACAGAGCCCCCCAGCAGGCCGGGAGGGGAGGGTTTCCTTCAGCCGTGGGTGCCTAGACCGGGCCGGGAACTGAGCCGTCCGCGCGACCATTGATGCCCCGGCCAAAAAAAACGCCTACCCTTTCCCTCATGAGGGTCTCGACCGAATGCCCGCCGCACCTGGCGCACGACGACGGCGCGCGCGCCGCGTGGCTGGCCGTGATCGGGGCACTGGCAGCCGCCGGCACGCTCGGTGCCGAGACGCTGCCAGCCATCGAGCGCTATTGCGTCGTGCTGTCCCGCTGGCGCGCCGCTGAGGCCGCGCTCGCCCGGGAAGGCACCGTCGTCGCGGCGCCAACGTCAGGCGTTGCCATGATAAGCCCGTGGCTGTCCGTCAGCCGCAGCGCCGCCGCCCAGCTCGCCAAACTGGAAGCCGAGCTTGGCCTGGTGCCGGCCCGCCGTTCCAACGCGGTGCGGGCCGCCCGTCCGCTTCAGGCCGATGGCACGCCAGCGCCGCCAACCGCCCTCGATCGGGCGATGGACGAAGGTTGATCCGGCCCGATCGGCACCCGAACCGCCGCGAAGTCCGTCAGCCGCCGCATGACCCATGAGCCGCTTTCCGGCCGGAAGGGTGTCACCCGCTCGCCGTCGATCCAGGCCGCGAGGCCGCGCAGCTCGCCGGCCACCACCGCGGCCCGCTCCGCCACGGCCTCGGCTTCCTCCTGCTGTTCCGCCGTGAGCCGCCGGCCTCGCGGCCATGGGGTCAGCAAGACGGTCCCGACGCCCTTCAGGCCGATCAGCAGCAGCCGGGGCGCGCCCTTGGCTTCGTGTACGGTCGTGCGGCACCACTTCCCGCGCTCCGATCCGGCCATGGGCGCTCCCTCCGGGGGATCTGATCCGGCCGAACTCGGCCCATCCGATCGGCCGCAGTCAACCGGCCCGGTTCGCCGTCCGTTCATTGTTTTTTCCCTTCGACGCGCGATTCTGCCCATCCGGGGGTTTCACAACCGGA